TAAAAAACAGATCAATAATATTTACGGCTACATCAGGGTGTCTTCTGAACAACAGGTCAAGCACGGTAGCTCTCTCGAGCAACAAGAAGAATCTATCCGAGCTTTTGTCAAACAAAAATACAACCGTGAGGTCGATAAAATATTTGTTGATGCGGGAACCAGTGGCATGAAACCTATTATGGAAAGACAAGGCTCACGAGAACTAACCGACACTATGGATACCAACGATGTTGTTGTGTGTACCAAGTTAGATAGATTAGCTAGGTCATTTTTAGAGATGGTCAACCTAATACCTAAGTTTGAGGAGGCTGGTATCACCTTATATTTTTGCGACATGTTCGGTGATATACCAGTCGCCTTGCCAAAAGATAAAACCAAAACTGGTCTAAACATGAAACTAGACATGGTTAGAATGTCGAACCAAATGTTAGTAAACAACCTTGCAATGTTTGCTGAGTTCGAAAGGGAACAAATCATGTCTAGGCTTTATGGTGGTAAAATAGCTTATGCAGAAAAAGGTTACTCAATCGGTGGCCATACACCTTTCGGTTATCGAAAAGTCCAAGAAGGTAAACACACAAAGTTAGAACCTATACCAAATGAGCAAGAAGTTTTGAAAGCTATCTACAAGTTAGCTGGTCGAGGCAGAGGTGCCAAGGCTATATCGAAACAAATCGAAAGTTCTTTTCCTGAGTATCCACAGTTCCCTTATCACAAGGTGCAAAGGATTTTAAATAGAAAGTTTCAAGGCTTGCTAGACGAAGACAACAGACAGCACGACACCTACCACTAACTAGAAAAAAAACATATCTTCGTTCATAATCTTCTAATGAACTTAGATGATGTTGACATCTTTCAATCAGGCGGTTTAGTCGAGAGTATAAAAAAGCTACAAGCAGGTGGCGAAGTAAGTCCTGATGCTTTAGACAGATTAGTAACTGGTTACGAAGAGAATGTTCCATTAATAGCACAAATCGGTGCTGGCTTTACACCACCCGGCATGGCTCTCGATGTTGTGGCCGCAGGAAAATATGGTCGTGATGCTGTCAGAGATTTTAGTGCAGGAAATGTAGGGCAAGGTGCTGTAAATTTAGGTATCGCTGGCCTGTCAGGTCTTGCCGCAATACCTCTAGTCGGTGAGTTAGCCAATCTTGGGAAAATTGCCTTAAAGAAAGCTGTCAAAACTAAATCAGGTACAGAGGTTACTAACCCAACACTAAAAAATGCAATTAAAGTTGAAGAGGCAGACACAGTGGTGGATGTCAAGAAAATAGATGTCAAACAACCCTCAGGAGTAACAAAAAAACAAAAACAACAAAGAATAGAACTTGCACAAGATGTTATCAAAAACATGGAAGATGGTTTTATATATAAGGGAGTAGGCAGAAAAAAAAGACAACCTATCGAAGTTCTACAAATGCCCGGTGGTCGTTTCAAACAGCTAGGTGGTGGCTCCTCTATACAAGCACTACAAAATTTAGGGGTTACAGATATTCCTGTACGGGTCTTTAAATCTGAAGAACTCTTCAAACAATATGACACAGCAAGAAAGATAGGAAAAACACAAGACCTAGTATATGATGCGATTAAGTTTCAACCGCAAGCTGGTAATCTAACATCAGAGGCTTTAGTCAGAAAATTTGGTAACAAACCTTTAGCATACACAAAAAGTATTTTCAACAAACACCAAGCAGATTTGAATTCAATCGAAGAGATGTTTGCTCGTAGTGTAAAACTTAACAAAGGCTTTCAGGATGAAATTTCTGATATTGCAGAAAGCCTCGGCACTAGAACAGCGAGAAAATTAGACGACATAGATGATGTTACTGGCAGTCCTGTGGGCGAGGTTAAAGGCATGGATCGAATTACAGAAAAATCGTTTGAAAAATATCAAGGTAATTTTTTGAATATAACAGACCCTATGAGAACAAGAATATTAGTGCGTAGTGGCGATGAGGAAGATGCTTTAGTAAATTTAATCAGCAGAAAATACCCAACCCTTGATTCACAAAGACAGATCAACCAAACAGGCTACATGGATAGAAAGCTGAACATTCAATACACAGCTCCTTCGGGTGAAAAAATCGTTGCAGAGATAGCTTTGGTGCACCCAAAAATGTTAGTGGCTGGTAATAAGATGCACCCTGTTTATAAACAATTTAGAGCTATACAAAAACAACTGCAAAACCAAGAACTTAAAGGTGCAGGTGCTATAAAGGCAGAAAAACTTGCTCGAAAATACAAAAAACAAATGATTGACATGTTTGGTGATGTGTTAAGAGAGGTTCCTGAAGAAATTAAGAATACTGCTGTGCGGTTAGCTCGGGGTGGTCAAGTGACATCTTTGGGCAGATCAGGAAGATTTGATCCAAACATTTTTACAAACTCAGATTGGGACAGTTCTGAACCATCCGCTACAAAATCAAAAACTTGTGAGGGTGTAGCTGGTATCCAGTTTTCCTCTGTTGGTGGTATAAAAAAACCAAACCTATCATTGCCACGGGTTTCAATGACAGCTGGCCCTAACTCCCAAGAAAAATATGATGTGTCTGATTTGTATTCCATCAGCCCTATTATACAAAATTTTACAAAATCTAACAATGTCTGATAAAGAAAAGATAATACAAGTTATAAATAACATTGATAATATGTTATCACTAGATTTTATGACTGTACCTGTCCGTGAAGAACTTAACAATATAAAATCATTGTTAGAAGAGGTTAGAGACAATCTATGAGTGTCGGTTGGGGACGAGGCACATGGGGTTCAGGCAACTGGAACGGTGAATCTGTATCTGTTTCTCTTGGCACCTTAGCGATCACCTCAGGTTTAGGCTCAACCACGCAAGTTGCCAAAGCTAATGTTTCACCAAGTACGCAGGCAATAGCATCAGGTCTTGGTTCACTTTCTGTCGTAGCCAAAGCTAATGTTTCACCAAGCACGCAAGTCACAACTTCCGCCATCGGTTCTGTTATCGTCCATGAAAACGAGGTCATCAATCTGCCAAGTTTCAGTATGACCAGTTCTTTAGGCACAGCAACAACCACAGCTGATGCTAATGTAACACCTGAGTCTGTTTCTGTTTCCGCTAGTTTGGGTAACTTATTGGTGTATGGTCAAGTTGATACCAGTCAGACTCCTAGCTTTTCAGACATTGCAACAAGTCAAAGTCCAAATTATACTTCTATAGAGGCTGGTCGAGATGCCGCCTAAAAATAAAAAGGACTAAATTATGTCAAGTGCTTATACAAACGATTTAAGATTAGAAGAAATAGCCACAGGTGAACAATCGGGTACATGGGGTAACACTACTAATACAAACTTAGAACTCATAGCTGAGGCTTTTAGTTTCGGTACTGAGGCCATCACAACCAATGCCAACACTCATACTTCTACAATAGCTGACGGAGGTACAGACGAGGCAAGGTCTATGTACCTAAAATACACAGGTGCTTTGGATTCTGACTGTACTATCACGATTGGACCAAACACAATTTCTAAACTTTGGTTTATCGAAAATGCCACTACAGACTCAGGCAGTTCGGGACCTTACAACATAGTCATTAAACAAGGTACAGGTGCTACAGTCACCATACCTAATGGCGATACCAAAGTAATATATTCTGACGGAGCTGGCTCAGGTGGAGCTATGGTAGATGCTTTTGCCAGCATATCTACTGTGGATTTAAAAGTTCAAGACGATCTAACAGTAACAGACGATGCCTCAGTGGGTGGTGATTTGTTAGTAAGTGGTGAAGTACAAACTGCTAATATTGGATTTACAGATGGCGACAATGCTATAACTATTGCAGACGGAGGTGGCATAACAGCCGCAAACGGTATTACTTCAACAGCGGCCTCTAACACTTTCGGAGCAACATCTTTCAACGATGCGAACATTACAAATGTTGGTGACATTGCATTAGATAGCTTATCAGCAGATGGCTCAAGTATATCTATAGCAAGTCCTGTGGTTATCAACGGGACAACACCAAGTCTAACCATAGGCGATGCAGGGGCAGAAGACACCAGTTTAGTTTTTGATGGCAACGCAAAAGATTTTTATGTCGGGCTTGATGACTCGGCTGATAAATTAGTAGTAGGCGTAGGTTCTACAGTAGGTACAAATTCAATACTAACACTTGATGATGATTCAGTAGTTATAGGTGATGGTGCCGCAGTAGATACCTCGATAGTTTTTGACGGTAATGCACAAGATTTTTACATAGCATTAGATGACTCAGCAGATGATTTATTAATAGGTAACGGTAGCACAGTAGGTTCGAATATTGCTATTGGCATAAATGCCAGTCAAGTAGTTAAATTTAATGATGCCTATACTTTCCCAACATCAGATGGTAGTGCTAACCAAGTTTTACAAACAAACGGTAGTGGAGCTTTATCTTTTGCCAGTGCTAGTGGCACCACAATAAATAACAATGCAGACAACAGACTGATAACAGGGAGTGGCACAGCTAACACATTAGAAGGTGAGGCTAATGCTACTTGGAATGGCAATACTCTTGCATTAACAGCAGGAGCAGGAAACACAGGAATATCATTAACCGATGGTTCAACTAACTATGGTTTTATTGCTGGTGGTAATGCTCTCAAATCAGGTGGTAGTGCTAACGATTTTTCATTCAGAACTGATACTGGCTCTATTGACTTCTACACTAATGGTCAAAATTTAAGATTTGCTATCGAGTCTGATGGTGTTATAAACACAAGTGAATCAGTCCGTATTGGTAGTGGTAGCACATTCGAAAATGAGGCCTGTAACATCAAGAAAACTGGTAACAATGACGATGCAGTTTTAGCTTTAGATTCTGATACTGGTGATGCCTCTTTCTATAGATTTATGAGATTTTATAGAAAAAATGCTAACTCAAGTTTAGCCAAACTTGATTACGACCTCTCAGGAGATTCGATTTCTCTAGCAGTAGAATCTGATGAAAGATATAAAGAAATTACAGGACCAGCAGTGGGTTTAGATTTAATTTCAAGATTAGAACCTATTAAATATACGAGAGAAGAAACAGGAGTAACTGATGGTTGTGGGTTTGGTGCACAATCCTACAAACAGGCTTTTGATGATATAGGCGAATATGCTAGAGGTGTAACAGTTGGTTCAGACACAGAGAAGTGGGAGTTAGACTATTCTCCTCTCGTACCAAACTTAGTTAAAGCTGTGCAAGAACAACAAGAGCAAATAGAAGTATTACAAAATGAAATACAACAACTCAAAGGAGAATCGTAATGGCTGTAAATTTTGAATGGAATGTATCAGACTGTGAAGTTTATCCTAGTAAAAGTGGTAAATCTAATGTAGTGCATAAAGTGCATTACGAACTCAAAGGCACAGACGATACCAACACAGATAGCGATGGAAAGAATTATTTTGCCGTATCAATAGGTAGAGTTTACTTAGATACATCTGATTTATCGAGTTTCATAAACTGGTCAAGTCTAAGTGCCTCTGATGTGCAGGGTTGGGTAGAAAATGCTATGGGTTCTGATAATGTCGCATCCGTTAAATCAGCATTAGAGTCAGATATAAGTAATCAAATAAGTCCTAGTTCTGTTAGTAAACAATTAGGTGGTTAAGGAGTAAAAATGTTAGAGTTTTTTGAATATATAATTAGATGGGTGCAAGTCATACCTTGGCTTGTCATGTTTGCATCCTTGGTAGCGGCACTTACACCGACTCCAAAAGATGATACACTAATAAGAAAGTTTTATAAGGTAATCGATTGGATAGCCTTAAATGTAGGAAAAGCTAAAGATAAATGATTAATATTTTTAAAAAATTTTGGGATTTTGTGACTGGTACGGAAAGAAAATTAGTTCGTGCTAGAAACTCAAAAGGTCATTATGTAGCGGATGATAAATCAACTGATGGTGTGAACGAGGCTTATAAAGAGGTCAGGGTAAAGAAAAAAAGAGGACGACCTAAGCTCAATGTCAACAGTTAAAGATGCTTTACATAGAATAGAGTCACACGAAAGAGAGTGTGCTCTGCGTTACAAAAATATAGAGAACCGCTTAGACGAAGGCTCAGAAAAATTTAAAAGGCTAGAGTCTATGCTATGGGCCGTTTACCCTTTTATTGTCGGTGCGGTCATATTAACAAAATTTATATGAACGAAGACAGCAGATTCAGAGGTGACATGGATAGGAATGAGGTCGAAATGGACCTCAAAAAGTTCATGGCTATGGTCGAAGAGATAGGTGCTCTGAAAGATAAAATCAGAGAACTAGAAGACGATAAAAATGTAAATCCTCATCAAAAATGGATTCATCTAGCGAGAGCTGTAGACTCATGGAGAATATTTCCTCGAGTTTTTCTTAGTGTCTACATATTTCTACTTTATTATTCTACTATGTGGTTTATGGCTCTCGCTGAACCCTCACTAGAACAATCAGGTTTAATATCAATCATAGTTGGAGCAGGAGCCGCATGGTTTGGTCTATATGCTGGCACATCCAACTCATCCAAGAGTTTTAAAGGTGAAGATAAATAGAGTTATACTATTTTTCGTTTTTTTATGGTGTGGCAACGAAATACAAGCTCAAGCGACTGGCACTTGTCCTGCTGGTACAGAATATTGTGAGGCGGTAACAACTTCAAACGATACAACAACTAATAACACTAATAACAATACTAATAACAATACCAATAATAATACCAATACAAACAATAATACTTCTACATCTACTGCAACAAACACAAATTACAATAATAATAGTTCGACTGCAAATAACACAAATACTAACAACAACACATCGACTTCTACTTCAAATAATACAAATAATAATAACAATAACTCTACATCGAATAATACTAATACTAACTACAATAACTCAAACTCAAACTCGACTGTAAACTCAACTGTAGACCAAACTGTTAATAACAATACAACTACAAATAATACCAACACCAACTATAATGAAAGTAATAGTACCTCTGATAATACCAACCGAAATTACAACGAAAGCAATAGTAACTCAAATGTAAATACTAATAATAGCAACTATAATGAAAGTAATTCTAAGTCGGATAACACTAACCGAAACTATAATAAATCTGAGTCAGTACAAACTATCAATCAAAATGTTAAAACAGAAGCACCACCTGCATCTGCAATAGCACCTAGCATAATGAGTTATTCTCAGGACCTTTGTACAACTGGACTATCTGCTGCATATCAAGGACAGATATTTGGTTTCTCAGGTGGTAAGAGTGTTAGAGATGAAAACTGTGAAAGATTAAAATTATCTAAATATGTTTATGATATGGGGATGAAAGTAGCCGCAGTTGCTTTACTGTGTCAGGATGAAAGAGTCTTTTCAGCTATGTGGAAAGCAGGCACACCTTGTCCTTATAATGGAAAAATTGGTGATGAGGCAAAAGCAGAGTGGGTATCAAACGCTTGGGAAAGACCTGACAGAAAACAAGCCGAAGAAGATTTTTTAAGAAAATGTATGGAAGAAATCAACCCAAATTGGAGAAAAAGGTCGTGGGGAGAAAAGATATCTTCTCCTTTAAGTGATAAACCTTTTGCTTCTAAATATAAAAGTAGAGGACAATGTTTAGAAGAATTTTATGGTTAGTTTTAGTATTTTGCTTGCAAGCACAAACACAATACATATACGAACCTAATCAACCTCTATATCATTTACAAACAAATGCTGGTGCTTTTGAAGGTGAACTAGCTTATGAAATAGCAGATGATGGCATATCACCAGCTATAGATTTTTCTTTTAACTTTAACTTTTATGGCAACACTTTTGACTCGGCAAGAATAGCAACGAATGGTTGTTTACATTTTGGTTTGACATCCACAGCTTATGCAGACTATTGTGGGGACTACACTCCTGACCCTTTGCCAGCATACAAAAATACACTATATCCTTTTTGGACAGATTTAATTAGAGATAGTAATTCAAGAATAAAATCTTATGGCGATTCATCTAAAATGATATTTGGTTGGTACGATATGAGAGAGTTCAACCGAAGCGGCTCAGATAATAGTTTTGAAATAATATTATGGTCAAATCATACATTTGAATATAGATACGGAGAACTAGATATAAATAATCACGATGTACTTATAGGTGAACAAGGACCTGACTCTAATAAAATTTATACATACTTATATCACGATGAATGTAATACAGGTACTACTAATTCAAGTAGTTGTGTAAATACAGATTGGAACAATACATCTTTTAATACAAGTTTAGAAAATGGTGGTTCTCTTTACAGCGATGGTTCTGACCATAGCATAGATTGTAGTAACCCTCTAAACGATTCTAGTTGTGCTGGTTATGCTGATGCTTTACTTAATCAACAATGTAATTTATCTCAGCTATATAGCACAAGCTGTCCAAACTATGATGATGCTTATGACGAACTACAATGTGAGGAAGACCCACAGTATAGACCATTTTGTTCAGGCTACAGACAAGAAGAATCAGTAGCTTTCTTTCAAGAAGATGATATGAACTTTGGTGGACAAAGAAATGATGGGCAACATGAAGATATGTTTGGACATGATGATATGTTTTCTAATGAAGATTTCATATTAGGTGACCCTTTTGCAGATATAAATATTATCAGAGATGCAGAAATATTTGAAGAATCGTTATTAGATGAGCCAATATTTTTTGATTTTAATGATGATGGTTTTGCACCTATGAGCATAACATCTAGGCATGAAGACTTGCATAGTCCACACGGAGGCCTAGATGGACCTATTCCATATAACTTACAACCAATAAGTCAGTTAGCACCTCTACCTGAATATGATGTGCCACAAGCATTACTTTCTTTAGGTGATGATATTTTGATATCAGAGTTAGTAATAATAGAAACTGTTTTAATAGATGACTTTCAAGAACCAACAACTTTTGTAGAGTTCGATAGCATAGATGAATTAGATGAATGGTTTGAAAATGAAAGAGGCAGACACGAAGAGTCTCACGAAGAAGTAGCACAAATGGATGCTAGACCTGATAGAGAACAAAGAGAAGAAGCTGTCATTGAACAAGAAGTAGAAGAAGTTTTAGAAGATATTAGAGAGGAACAAGAACAAGTTGCAGAACTAGAAGAAGAAGTTTCTGAAGAAGAAGAAATATTAGAACTGCATGAAGAAGAGTTAGTTGCTGATAATAAAGATAGAAAAGCTATGAAGATGAACATTGTCGCTGATTCTATAAAAGCGGCAGCGAATAGTGTTAATTATGGTACGCAAAATTCTAGTTCAGGAGGCTATGGTACAGGAGGTAACAGTGCCAGTTCTAATGCACATGCAAGCTCTAGCAGTAGCTTTGCTGGAAGTTCTAACTCTACAAGCAGTTCACCAAGTATAAGTGACCAAATTACATCAGCATCGGTGCAGACTAATAATTTGCTATCTATGTCACAAAATTTAGGTGGTGGTAGTGGTGATTCCCAAGTAGGTAGTGTCACAACTAATTTGATACCTTTACCAAGTGTAGGCGGTGGTCTAGTAGTTATGGCAGAAGTACAGATAACAAATCTGCAAGGAGACATTAGCAGTGCAACATCAGGTGTTGTGTCGGCCAGTGAGGCAGATGAAATCGCAAGTCAAATCATAGCTAACAATATTAGAAATCAACAAGAAGAAATACAACAAGAACAGGAACAAACAGGAGAGTATGCAGACCAAACTACACTTGTAGCTTACTTAGGTTTTGTACCCGGTTTTGACAGTTACAGGACAGCAGAAATACCAAAACAAGCAGAGTGGTATCAAGCAAAAGAAATATATAGTAATATATCCCTTAGTGATAACATAACTGCTTTTTATGGTTTGGCAGGTGACAATATAAATACCATGAATATCTTGTTACAAAACCAACCACAGTTGCAGGAGGAATAATGGATTGGTTTCAAAGTAAAACTACACAACTTATAGCTTTAGTATCAATAGTCGGTACACTTGCTGGCTTTGGGTACACAGGTGCCACTTACATAAATAGGTTAGAGAACCTTGAGGCAAAAATTGGTGGTATCAGCGAAAACGAAAATGAAGTACAAGTCATCGAAGAAAGATTTGTAGGTATAGAAACAAGTGTAAATTTTTTAGAAAAAGAATTAGACAGCATTAATATACCTGATGTTTCTGTAATCAAAAGTGAATTAGCGGCAATAAAAGTACAGCTATCTGATTCGAAAGAAGATATAGAGGAACTTAAAGAAAAAATAGAAGAACTAGAAAAAGACGGCAACCCACTGGCAAACTAACATGTACGAATTTTGGGAGTGGCTGAAAAGTTTTTTCATAACCACTTACAAACTTACTGTTAGCTACAATGCCACATGGGGCGATAAGGACGACCAAACATTTGTTGTGAAAAAATTTTATAACAAACAAGATAAATACATAAAATTCAAAACTCACAAGGATGAAATTGTTGAGATTCGTGGTGCAGAAGGTTTGAATTATAAGATAGAGGAACTGTAATGTATCAATTCTTAATAGGTATCATATTAGCACTAAGTGGGTTCAGTTATTATCTGTGGCAACAAAACGAGGTTCTGCAAGATAATAATGTCAAACTAGAAAATGCAGTAGCAACTCAACAAGAGGCAATAGAAACTTTGCAAAAAGATTTTGCAAAACAAGCACAATCTTTGATAGAAATGACAGAAAAAAGCCAAGCAGCACAAAGAGAATTAAATCGCTATACAGAGTTCATACAAAATTATAAACTTACTGCTAAGATTTTAGAAAATCCAGCAGAGATGCAAAGGAAGATAAATAATGGAACTAAACACATTATGGAAGACATTGAAAAACTCAGTGGCACTGTTGATGGTCTTGATGATGGCTTGCAGTTGCAGTCTTCTTCCAACTAGAGATATACAAATACAATCTAAACCTGTTGACAGAACTATAGTTCAACCTGTCATGCCAAGAGAGATTGATTTGAAATCTGTTAAGTGGTTCACAATCACACCTGAAAATTATGAGGAACAGTTTGCAATTATACAGGAGCAAGAGGGTGAATTGGTGTTCTTAGCTATGACTATTCCTGATTATGAACTTATGGCTTACAATATGCAGGAGCTCAAAAGATATATTACTGAGCTAAAAGATGTAGTGGTTTACTACCGTGAAGTAACTACTGAACCAAAAAATGAGTGACAATCCTGAGGCATATATTTACAATGCCACACTAGAACGAATCGTAGATGGTGACACTTTTGACTGTTGTTTGGATTTAGGATTCGATGTCAAATTACACAAACAAAGAGTAAGACTACAAGGTATAGATACTCCTGAATCGAGAACAAGAGACTTAGCAGAGAAGAAACTTGGCTTAGCGGCAAAGGCTCGACTCGAAGAATTATGTCAAGGTAAAATAAAAGTTAGGTCTTTCGGCAAAGGTAAATATGGTCGTATCTTGGGTATCCCTTACACAGAAGATGGCAAAGATATTTGTAAAATATTAATCGATGAAGGACATGCTGTAGAATATTACGGTGGCAAAAAAATTAAAGTTTGGGGAGACTATTGATGAATATTTCAGGAGAGGGTAAATCTTTAATTAAAAAGTTCGAAGGTTGTGAGTTAGAAAGTTACAAATGCTCAGGCGGTGTTTGGACATGTGGTTGGGGTTCAACTAAAGATGTAAAGGAGGGCGATGTTTGGTCACAGGCATACGCAGATGAAAGATTCGATGGGGATATAGAAGAGTTTGAGAACTATGTTAATGATTTAGTCAAGGTACCCTTGATGCAACACCAGTTCGATGCCTTAGTTGCGTGGACATACAATCTCGGTCCCTCATCATTAAAAAAATCCGGTTTGCTTAAAAAATTAAATGCAGAAGATTACGATGCTGTGCCTTGCGAAATAAGAAGGTGGAATAAAGCTGGTGGCAAAGTGTTAGATGGTTTAATTAGGAGAAGAGAGGCAGAGGCTATGTTATTTGTCGGTAATCCTGATTGGCACACAATATAAGTAGAGATATACTAAACCTAGGCTTATGCTTAGGGCGAACAGATACTATGTCACTACCTATTTGTTTGCCCGTTTTTATTTATGAGTGATTTATCTTTCAAAGACTTCGATATATTGTCAGAACAAGATAAGGCAGAGGCTTTAGCCCTAATAAATAGATATGACCAACTAAACATGCAAGAGAGTTGTCAAGGTGATTTTCTTTCTTTTGTAAAACATCTTTGGCCTGATTTTATAGAGGGTAGACATCACAAAATAATCGCAGACAAATTCAACAAAATAGGTGAAGGTAAACTCAAAAGGCTAATTGTTTGTCTACCACCTAGACACACAAAATCTGAATTTGCCTCTACCTATTTACCAGCTTGGATGATGGGTAAACATGGAAACTTAAAGATTATACAAACCACACACACAGCAGAGTTGGCTGTGAGGTTCGGTAGAAAAGTAAGAAACATAATAGACAGTGCAGAATATCAACAGGTTTTTCCTGACTTGAAATTACAAGCCGATAATAAATCTGCTGGTAGGTGGACAAGTAACAAAGACGGAGAGTTTTTTGCCGCAGGTACAGGTGGTGCTATTACTGGACGAGGTGCTGATTTGTTATTAATAGATGACCCAATATCTGAACAAGATGCCTTGTCACCAAAGGCACTAGAATCCTGTTATGAATGGTACACCTCAGGTCCAAGACAAAGGCTACAGCCGGGTGGCACAATCGTGATAGTAATGACAAGATGGAGCACAAAAGATTTGGTTGGCAAGTTGCTGAAAAAACAAGGTGAAGATAATGCAGACAAATGGGAGTTGATTGAGTTCCCAGCAATTATGCCTGAGTCAGAAGAACCTCTGTGGCCTGAGTTTTGGAAAAAAGAAGAACTACTAGGAGTAAAGGCATCTTTGCCTATTGGTAAATGGAACAGTCAGTGGATGCAAAATCCGACTGCCGAAGAGGGTTCTATAGTAAAGAGAGAATGGTGGCGGAGATGGGAGGAAGACGAAGTTCCTGAGTATAGTTATGTAATACAAAGTTATGACACGGCTTTCTCTAAAAAAGACACAGCTGACTACTCTGCAATCACCACATGGGCAATATTCAATCTTGGTGATGAAAACGCAGACCAAATAATTTTATTAGATGCTAAAAGAGTGCGTTGTGATTTTCCCGAATTGAAAAGGTTAGCACAAGAGGAATATAGATATTGGAAACCTGACTGTGTTTTAATAGAGGCAAAAGCGAGTGGTACACCTCTAACACAAGAACTAAGAAGGATGGGCATACCTGTAACTGCTTATGCACCGAGTAGAGGGCAAGACAAAGTTGCTAGAATGAATAGTGTAGCTCCTATTTTCGAATCGGGTATGGTATGGGCACCTGACCACAGTTTTGCTGATGATGTTATAGAAGAAATGGCAGCTTTTCCATACGGTGACCATGATGATTATTGCGATAGCTCTACTATGGCACTTATGCGTTTCCGACAAGGTGGTTTTGTATCACTTGATGAAGATTATCAAGAAGATGTAAGATTTTTGAAAAAAAACAGAGTAGTGTATTATTGAGAGATGAAAATTTTTGCGACAAAATTTATACACAACGGTCAAGAATATACTGGGCCTGACATACATACGGATACGGAGGAAAATGCTCGTATTATTGCTGAGGGGCAAGGGTATGTGCTGACAGGTGAATTAACTGACATTTTTGATTTAGATTTTGTCCATAGACCGAGGGTAATTCACTGATGGCTATTGAAAAACAATTAGGCACAGAAAATGACGAGAACATAAAAAAACAAGGTTCAGCTGTTAGCATACAACCTGAACAGAGTAGAGCTGACCAAATAAAAGAGGCAGCAAAGATTCTAGTAAATGAAGAACAACTTTTAGTAGACGATGAAATAAACCAAGAGCCTCAACTTGTAGATGACTTCAACATGAACTTGGTCGATGTACTTGGTGACGATGTATTGCAAAAAATATCTAACGATTTATTAAGTTCTATAAGAAGTGACAAAGAATCACGCAGTGAGTGGGAAAGGACATACACAGACGGTCTAAAATACCTCGGTATGAAATTTGATGAATCTAGGTCACAACCTTTTGAAGGCAGTTCAGGAGTTGTTCATCCGATTTTGGCAGAAGCCGTTACCCAGTTCCAAGCTCAAAGTTACAAGGAAATGTTACCTGCAAAAGGACCAGTAAAAACAGAAATAATCGGTGCGAGAACGGTAGAAACAGAAAATCAAGCAGAGCGAGTTCAAGAGTTTATGAACTATTACATTATGAATGTAATGGATGAGTACGACCCTGAGTTAGACCAACTTTTATTTTATTTACCTTTAGCTGGGTCTGCTTTCAAAAAAATATATTACGACCAATCCTTGAATAGAGCAGTATCAAAATTTGTACCGCCTGAGGACTTAATAGTACCTTACGAGGCTACTGATATTAGTTCTGCTGAGAGAATTACTCATGTAATTAGCATGTCAACAAACGAGATAAAAAAACAACAGCTCGCAGGTTTTTATGCCGATGTCGATATAAAAAGTGAAAGCTACAACCCTGAAATGTCTGATATAGAAGAGGCTATCGATGAAATACAAGGTGTTGAGCCTAGTTACAAAGAAGAAAGAAACAGGAATGTTTTTGAGGTGCATACTGTTCTTGACATAGAGGGTTTCGAAGATAAAAAAGAAAACGGTGAGGTTTCAGGTCTTAAACTACCTTACATCGTAACAATAGACGAGAACTCGAGAAGAGTCTTGTCTATTCGTAGAAACTATGACTCAAACGACCCTATGAAAAACAAAATAAATTATTTTGTGCAATACAAGTTTTTACCCGGATTAGGCTTTTATGGCCTTGGTTTATCGCACATGATTGGTGGTCTGTCTAAAGCATCTACTTCTATACTAAGACAACTTATTGATGCAGGTACACTAGCCAACTTGCCAGCTGGATTCAAGGCTAGAGGTATGCGTATTAGGGATGAAGATGACCCATTACAGCCGGGTGAGTTCAGAGATATAGATACTACTGGCGGTTCATTGAGAGAGAATTTGATACCTCTACCCATAAAAGAGCCGAGCAATGTTCTTATGCAGTTGCTTGGTATATTAGTAGACTCAGGTAAAAGATTTGCGGCTATTGCCGATATGAATGTCGGTGATATGAACCAAGCCATGCCTGTTGGCACTACTGTCGCTTTGCTGGAAAGGGGCACCAAAGTTATGAGTGCTATTCACAAAAGATTACATTATGCCCAAAAGTTAGAGTTCGGCTTGCTTGCCAAAGTATTTAATGAGTTCTTACCACCAGTATATGAGTATGCAGTTGGTTCAGGGAACCAAGAAATAAAACAACAAGATTTTGATGACAAGGTAGATATTATTCCTGTATCTGACCCAAATATATTTTCACAAAGTCAAAGAGTGACTCTAGCACAAGAGTTACTACAAATGGTGCAATCTAATCCGCAGATACATGGGCCTTTGGGCATATATGAGGCATATAAAAGAATGTATGGTGCGTTAGGTGTTGATAATGTCGATGCTTTAATTCAACCACCGCCTGATATGACACCTAAACCAATCGATGCTGGACTAGAAAATTCAGGTTTTTTGATGGGACAGCCAGCTCAAGCCTTCGAGGGACAGAACCATGAGGCACATTTACAAGCACATAGTGGTTTGTTTCTAACTCCAGTTGTGATGCAGAATCCACAAATACAAGCACTTATAGTTAGTCATTGTATGCAACATCTACAGTTTTTATCTGTGCAGGTAGCACAACAACAAATGCCACCTGAGGTGATGGAAAGAATACAAGCCGTACAACAACAGATTCAGATGGTTTCTCCACAAGAGGCACAAATGATTATTCAAGAAATACAAATGATATTAGACCAATTTAGTTCGCCAATATTAGCTGCCTTAACAGCACAATTTCTACAATCTATTGGTATGGGTGGGGATGCTGACCCATTAGTAGAGATAAGAAAAGCTGAATTACAGTTGCGAGACAAGGAACTTGACCAAGAGTCAGAGCAATTTATTGCAAGACAAAATCAAAGAGCACAAGAGAAACAAGTAGACAGTCAATTACAGTTACAAAGATTGGATATACAAAAAGCTATAGCTGATGATAAACTTGGGGTGTCTAAGAATAGACTTAAACAAAATGCCGATTTAAAATTATTAGAATTGGAACAAAAATTTAGGAGTTAAAATGACTACATCATACCGCTTAGAGGCACAAAAAAAACTTAAAGCTGAAAAGAAACTTCTTCGTGAGGCTGAGGCAGTTGCTCAAAAAGAACAAAGAGAACTAGAAGAAAAGAAAAGAGTTGCTAACGAAGAAAGGATAGCAAAAAAATTAGACAGAATAGCTAAAGGTTTACCAGTAGAGGATGTAAAACCAAAAGTAAAATCTGTTAAGAAAAAAGTTAAACAAATAAGCAAAAAAGTAAAAGTAAAAAAATCTAAATGAATGACATAGATTTTCTCGATAAGCTAAAAAAACTTTTAGAGGACAGAGAGAAACAAATTCAAGAAACTATGATGAGTGGTGGCCTGAAAGATATGGAACACTACAAATATTTGCAAGGTGAACTTTCTGCTTTATACTATATTACAAATGGCATAGGAGACATGCTGAAAAAAAGTGACAATAATGAGTGACGAAAAAAAATTAGACGATGCTTATGTAAGTCCTGAGGAGCGAGTGCTAGACCCTGAAAAATTAGATGGCTCAGTGCTCGACAGGATGCCACAGCCTACAGGATGGCGAATGTTGGTTTTACCTTATGCAGGTAAAAAAACATCGAAAGGTGGTATAGTCTTAGCAAAAGAGACAATAAACAGAGAGGCATTGGCTACAGTAGTGGCCTATGTGGTAAAAATGGGACCTTTGTGTTTTAATGATACTAAGAGGTTTGGCGACAAGCCTTGGTGTCAAGAGAAACAATGGGTTTTGATAGGACGATATAGCGGCTCTAGGTTTAAACTCGATGATGGTGCAGAAGTTCGTATCATCAACGATGACGAAGTTATTGCCACTATATTAAATCCTGATGACATAGTGAGTGTATAAATGAGTGAAGAAGAAAAGAAAGTACAAGATAACGAAAACGAAGTAGAGGTCGAGGTAGTTGATTCTGAACCAAGTGATGCCCCTGAGTCCGTTGAGACAAAAGAGGATGAATTAGAAAATTATACAAAAAATGTTTCTAAGAGAATAAACAAACTAAACGAAAGAAACAGAAAAACACAAGAAGAAAATGCTTTACTAAAAGCAAGACTAGTTGAGAAAGACCAAGAAAATCTTAGCCTGCGTAATGTTGCTGTAGAGAGTCAATCTAATTTACTAGCCAAACAAGAAGAGGCTTTAGATGCAAAACAAACACAAGCAGAGGAGCTTTATAAAAAAGCTCTTGCTAGTAACGATGCAGAACTAATTAGTAAGGCAGACACACTGAAAAGTGAGCTTGTAATCGAAAAAGAAAAGTTGCGAGTTGCAAAACAAAGAGCCGAGCAACCACAACAAGTGCCACAATATCAACAAGAGTATCAACAACAAGAGCCACAAAATGTACAACCAACAAAAGAGGCTTTAGATTGGTATGCGAAGAATAGTTGGTATGGTGACCAATCTGATGAAAACAACATGCGTGCTACTAAGTATGCTTACTTTCAACATAATATGTTAATAGATGAAGGCTTCGAGGCTGACTCTAGTGAGTATTATCAAGAGTTAAACAATAGAATTGAACAAGTTTATCCCAACTTAAAAGGGAATGTCGGTGCAAACGAAAGCGAACCCGCTGTGCAAAGGGTTGCCTCAGCCTCCGTTGGAGGTCGACAAAAAACACAGGGCAGTAAGAAGAACGGTGTTACTTTCTCTAAATCGGAAGTTGACCGCCTTCGTGGACTTAAGCCACACAATATGTCTGAAGAGGCATGGCTTAAATCCGTTGCAAAGGAAAAGCAAAAAATCGATGCAAGGGAGGCAAAATGAACGATAAAGAGCAAGTGACAAACACTAGAAATTCTCGTGATTCCGAGACACACGATAAACAATCTCGCAGACAACCATGGAGGCCAGTAAGAAAACTTGAGACTCCTGCACCACCTGAAGGCTATGAGTATCGTTGGATACGAGAGTCTATGTTGGGACAAGAGGATAGAGCTAATGTAAGTAGAAGACTTAGAGAAGGTTGGGAACTCGTAAGAGGTACTGATTTACCTTCTGAGTACGACTACCCAACAGCTGATTCAGGCAGACATGCTGGTTTAGTTTATACAGATGGACTACTCTTAGCAAAAATACCAGTAGAAACCAAGCAAGAAAGAAATGCTTATTATGAGCAACAGACATCTGCGAAAAGTGCCGCACTCGATAACACTATGTTTAACGAGTCGTCAAAAGATGGTCGCTATGTTAAGTATGATTCTAAGAGGAAATCCGAAGTTACTTTTGGAAAAAAGTAAACATTATTTGAATTAAGGAATTATTATGGCAAATAAAAACGCACCTTTCGGAGCAAAGCCAGTTCGAATGATGGGTGGAGCACCATATAGTGGTGGCCAGTCTAGGTACAGAATAGCTAGTGGAGCCACAACTCCAATATTCCAAGGCGACTTGGTAACTCAGCTTACAGCTGGGGTTATAGGAAGACATGCCGCAACAGGCACGGTTCCTGTAGTAGGAGTTTTTAATGGAGTTCAATATACAGACCCAACCTCAGGAGAACAGGTTTTCAAAAACCATTATCCGGGCAGTATTTCTGCATCGGATATAATCGCCTCTGTAATAGATGACCCTAATGTCGTATTTGAATACCAAGCAGATGCCGCTTTTCCAGTGGCAGACCTATTTGGTAATTTCGATATAGTAGAGTCATCTCCTGTAGGGGATACAAAGTCGGGCATATCAGCCGCACAATTAGATGTTGGAACAGGAGCTACTACAGCTACTTTACCACTTAAGTGCATTGATATTAGCCAAGACCCTGATAATGACGATGTTGCATCGTCCAACACTAATGTACTATGCGTGATTCAAAATCATATCATGGGACAAAAAGGAGCTGGATTAGCTTAAGGATATATAATTATGGCAATTTCAAGAGCACAATTAGCGAAAGAACTTGAGCCGGGCTTAAATTCTCTCTTTGGTATGAATTACGATGAGTACGATAGAGAATACGAAGATATTTTTGTAATCGAAGATTCAAACAGAGCTTTCGAAGAAGAAGTATTAATCGTTGGATTTGGTTCAGCACCAGTAAAATCAGAAGGTCAAGGTGTTAGCTTTGACAACGCATCAGAGAGTTTCAGTTCTCGTTATACACATGAGACTGTTTCACTTGCGTTTGCGTTAACCGAGGAGGCCATAGAGGACAACCTTTATGATTCTCTCGGAAAGAGATATGTTAAAGCATTAGCAAAATCTATGGCTAATACTAAGGAAGTTAAGGGAGCAGATGTTTTAAACAATGCGTTCTCATCATCTTTCCTTGGTGGCGATGGCAAATCTCTAATCGCATCTGACCACCCACTAGCAGGTGGTGGCTCAGCGGCTAACAGAGCAAGCACAATGGCTGACTTAAACGAGGCATCACTAGAGGATGCTTTCATTGATATTTCAACCTTTACTGATGACAGAGGTTTAATTATATCTGTACAACCTGACAAACTTGTGGTTCCACCACAGTTAGTCTTCGTTGCTGATAGAATTCTACAATCAGATTTAAGGTCTGGGACAGCAGACAATGATGTCAACGCAATCAAAAACACTGGTGTTTTACCGGGTGGTTATGTTGTCAATCATTATCTAAATGACCCTGATGCTTTCTTCATTCTGACCTCAGTGAATGAAATGGGTGATGGACTCAAGATGTTCCAAAGGTCACCTATGGAAAATTCAATGGAACCTGATTTCTCAACTGGAAATATTAGATACAAAGCAAGAGAGAGATACTCTTTTGGTTTCTCCGACTGGAGAGGTGTCTACGGTTCACAAGGAGCTTAATCGAAGTAGTAATACACTTTGTTACTCAGTATTACAAAAAGGACCCTGTTTAGGGTCCTTTTTTTTTGTTTGCACATAACGATACGGAGTAGTATTATTGAATCTGTAGTATAAATGTTACAGGCATGGTGTCTGTAATGGTCAACAAAAGGAGGCTGTTTATGTCTACACATTTTACATCAGGAGTTACTAATGTTAGCTCCTCAGGTTCAGGTGGTTTGTTAAAACAACCTAGCCGACATAAGTATCACGAATACTTCGATGACTTCAACATTTACAATGCTGGAGATTTTACTATTACAACCACAGAAGATGGCTCAGGCAGTGCGGCTGAGGCATTGATTGATGGTGATGGTGGCTTGTTGCAAATAACAAATGCCGCTGGCGATAATGACCATGACTTTTTTCAACTGAAAAAAGAAGGTTTTAAGTATGAGGCTGGTAAACAAATCGCTTTCTATTTTAGATTCAAAGCAAACGATGCCACACAATCTGACATAGTAGCTGGTCTACAACTTACAGATACCACACCGTTAGATGTGAGCGATGGTATTTTTTTCTTAAAAGCTGACGGAGCCGCAACCATAGATTTCGTTGTAGAAAAAGATAGCTCACAGTCAACACTAACCTTACCAAATTCTTTGGCAGACGATACTTTTATGACAGTTGGATTCGTTTACAATCCAAAAGACCAAAAGTTCAGAGTTTACCAAGATAATGTCGAGGCAGGTACAGTAGTTAATACAAATGCACCTGACGATGAAGAGTTGAATGTATCTTTCGGTATTCAAAATGGAGCCGCAGCGGCTAAGGTATTAACCGTTGATTACATCCATGCTTTGAAAGAAAGAACAGCAAACTCAGAGTTATAGGAGTAAATTATGGCAGATGCAGTAGCCTCACAAACTATACAAGACGGAGAACGAAAAGCTATTTTGCGGTTCACTAATGTCTCTGATGGCACAGGTGAATCTGCCGTAAAAAAAGTAGATGTTTCTGCCCTAGCATCAAACAGTGCTGGGCAGGCATGTACCTCTGTAAGTGTAGAAAGAATTTACTGGGCGACTGTTGGTATGAGTGTCAAACTTGAGTTTGATGCTACTTCGAATGTTTTATTAATACATTTACCAGCAGATAGCACGGGTGACGAATACTTTGATTTATTTAGTGGGATTCCTAACAACGCAGGTAGTGGTGTGACAGGAGATATAGACTTTACAACTGTCGGGCACTCGAGTGGAGATGCTTACAACATCATTTTAGTTCTTAATAAAAACTATTAATGAATGGCACGGAAGGTAAGTAAAAACCCACCGAAAACTAAAAAGTATTTTAGGTCCACAAAAAGTGGAGCTGGGATGACGAAAGCGGGTGTAGCTCGTTATCGTAGAGAAAACCCCGGCAGTAAACTAAAGACAGCAGTAACGAAGAAGAAAAATCTTACTGCTAAAGAGAAAGCAAGAAGAAAATCTTTTTGTGCTCGGTCTGCGGGACAGATGAAAAAGTTTCCTAAGGCAGCTAAGAATCCGAACTCGAGATTGAGACAAGCAAGAAGAAGATGGAGATGTTAAAAAATTATGGCTGAAAAAAGTAAAGTTCCAAGCAATGTAGCAAACCCAAGTTTGTATCGAAAAGCTAGAGCAAAAGCAAAAGCTAAGTTCGATGTTTTCCCATCCGCTTATGCCTCAGGTTACATGGTGCAAGAGTACAAAAGAATGGGTGGCAAATATAAAGGTGCAAAAAAGGCGGCTGGTGGCGAAGTCAAAGGCCTAAAACCTATACCTAGTGATAACAAAGGATTACCTAAGTTACCAAAAAGAGTTAGAAACAAAATGGGTTTTATGAAGAATGGCGGAGCTGTTATGGTACAAAGCCGTGGCTGTGGTGCTATGATGCAAGGCAAAAGAAAGCGAACAAAAGTACCTAGCTAATGGTTGCAAAAGCCAGTACCATAAAAAGAAAAGTTAGGCAGGGCAAAAAGTTAGGGTTTAGTGAAAGGGCCTCTGCTAAAGCTCGTGGTTTAATTAAACGAGCAGATGGCACTAAACGAAAAAGTAAAAAGTATCGCTAATGAGAAAGTTAAAAAAAGTAGTAAAACAACTAAGCAATGCCTCTAAGTTGCACAAACGACAGTCTAATATCATAAAAAAACATATTAAGGTTATGAGCAATGCAAAGAAGAATACCAAGAAAAACAAAAAGCGGTAAAGTAAGACCAGCATCTAAGCACAGCGACCTTTACACAGATGAACGACCATCTGATACCGTATCTATAAAATTCAAAACACCAGCCGATGCGAAAGCTACAGTGGCGAAAGTGAAAAGAACAAAAAAATCTTTTGCACGAAAAATACAAATTTTAACCGTTGGCGAGCAGAGGTCAAAAGTCATGGGCAAAAGAGCTCAAGTTGACATTTTCAAAAAAGGCAAACAAGATTTAAGAAGGGCAAGGAATAAATAATGTCACTCAAAGAATGGTTTGGTAAAGGCTCGAAGGGAGATTGGGTAGATATTGGTGCTCCAAAAAAAGACGGTAAGTTTCAAGCCTGTGGCAGAAAGTCAGCGAAAGGTTCTAAGAGAAAGTATCCTAAATGTGTGCCTCGTTCCAAAGCAAAAGGAATGTCTAAGGGACAGATTAAATCAGCGGTCAAAAGAAAGCGAGCAGTGAGACAAGGTGTTGGTGGCAAACCAACAAATGTAAAGACTATCATTAAGAAGAAAATTGGTGGTAAAATAGTTAAAAGTTCAAACAATATGGGTTTGTTTGGCAGAAGGTAATTACAGGAGATAAAATGCCGGGACATAAAAAATCTAAAATGATGGCTGGCGGTGGAGCCATGAAAAAATCTAAGGGTATGGCTAAAGGCGGTGCTATGAAGAAAAGTAAATACATGGCAAGAGGTGGTGCTATGAAGATGGCTAAAGGCATGGCTAAAGGCGGTGCTATGGGC